CAAACGTACCGTCAGCAAATGACACTGACAAAGATGATTCAATGCTAATCATCAACCCAACTGCATACACATGGTATGAATCACCAACGTATCGCCTACGCGCAGACGTTATTGCTTCAGGTCAGGTATCAGTTTCAGTTTATGGATACGGTGCAATCGCAACGAAAATTGGTGCGGGCGCATTTGGTATCAACAAGACTTAATAACTAACCCCAACTAATCATGCGGCGGGTTCTCCCGATCTCGCCGCAGCCGATCGAAAGGAACGCTCATGCCTAGTATTGTCACCGCCAGTCAATTGCGAACAGTGCTAGGCGTGAGCGTCTCTTTATACAGTGACAGTTATTTGGACGAAATAATCAACACCAGCGAAGCCGTTATTTTGCCCATGTTGGTTGCAAACACTTCAGCCGTTAACGCGTACAAATTAGAATCAAACACTGCTTATTTTTACACCGCACGCGAACACCATTTTGTTGCTGGTCAGTCAGTCATTGTTGCTGGTTTGCCTGCGCCCTTTACCGCAACACACACCGTTGTTACCGTCACGCCTTATTCATTTACCGCTGCATTGACTTCATCAGATGTCACATTGCGCGACATAATCCCAACAGGCACTGCAACACTTTCAGGCTATTCAGCAGCTGATCTATACGCAAACACCCCAGCAATTGAATCTGCAATTCTCGCGGTTTCAGTTGAAGTATTTCAATCACGCGTTGCAGCAGGCGGACAGATCGAGGGCGTAGATTTTGCTTCAACGCCTTACCGTATGGGTCGAAGCCTGACCAACCGCGTTTCCACCTTGCTTATGCCTTACCTGGACGTTGAAACGGTCGTTCAATAAATGCCAGCCAACGCCGTTGCAGATACTCGCGCAGCCCTGGCAAGCGCGTTTTCATCACTTTCAGCCACTTGCTATTCAAGCGTTCCTGAATCACCAATTCCACCAGCAATTGTTATTGTGCCCGATTCGCCTTACATGGAAGTTGTGTTGATCGGTAAATCTTCAACAAAAGTCAAAATTAATTTTGCTATTACGGCAATCGTTGCTTCAAATAGCAATGCAGGTTCATTAGATAACCTAGAAAAACTAATCATAGGAATTCTCGCGGCAATGCCCGCGGGATACGTTGTTGGCGTTGTTGAAAAGCCGACAGTCTTGGAAGTGGGTCAAAGTCCAATGCTGGTGGCAGACATAAACGTTTCGACGTACTACACACAAACAACATAGGGGACAAAATGCCAACGACAATCATAACTGGTCGCGATTTAGTCGTGACCATTGCAACCGTTAATTACGACGCGCAGGCGACCAGCGCAACACTTGCGAATTCACCAACCGTTGAGACTTATCAGACACTAGACGGCAAGGCTTATAAGCACATTGACGACCAGTGGACTTTCGACATGTCAATGCTTGCAGACTGGGGCGCGGCTTCATCATTGTGCGAAGCACTATGGTCAGCATGCGAATCAGCACCAAACACAACACTGGCAGTTTCATTGACTGCGGTGACTGGTGCAGTGTTTGCATTCAACGTCATGCCAGTATTTCCAGCAGTCGGCGGGTCAGCACCTGACGCACAGACAGTTGACCTATCATTCATTGTGGTGGGAACACCTACTGAAACATTCAGTTAAAAACTACTAATCGGGAGACAAAATGAAGTTACCAATAACAATTGAATACAATAACGGCGACCAAATCACCTACACGGCTGCACCGCCTGAATGGGTGAAGTGGGAAAAGCAAACGGGTCACACCATTGCCCAGGCGCAGGAGAAAATCGGAATTTCCGATCTTGTCTTTCTTGCCTATCACGCCATGAAGCGAGAAGCAGCTGGTAAGCCAGTCAAGCCAATCGAAGCATGGACGGAAACCATTTCCGAAGTGATCGTCGGTGAAGCAAACCCAAAAGTTACCCAGTCGGAAGCCTTAGCAGAATAGTTTGGGAGATAGCCCTGGCAACGGGGCTATCACCAAATGAGTTTGAAAGTGCCGAAGACATTTTGACGGTCATTGAAATTTTGGAAAGGCGGGCAAATGGCTAAGGAAGCAATTTCCTATGACAAAGCCGAATTGAACGCTATAAAAAAATCGTTCAAAGCAATGGACGAGGAAGCAACGAAGCAAGCAAACAAGGCTTCAAGCGAATTGGCTGAATACGTCAAGGGAAAAATTGTCGACGCTGCTGGTCGCACAAACAACAAACTTGATGATCGCGTTGCGGCGGGTGCAAAAGTTTCCAAAGCGTCCAAAATTGGTGAAATTCGTTTTGGTTTTGCTGCACAAAAGTTAAGCGGCGGCGGTACAACACAACAACTTTGGGGTGGTGCTGAATTTGGTTCAAACACCAAAAAGCAATTTCCAGTGTGGTCAGGTCGTGAAGGTCGCGGTTCACGCGGCTGGTTTATTTATCCAACGCTTCGAAGCGCACAACCTGAAATCGTTAAACGCTGGGAAGAATCATTTTCACAAATAGTTAGGAAGTACGACTGATGGCTGGTAGTCGCACCCTTAAACTTTCCATTCTTGGAGACGTTGACAATCTTAATAAATCGCTGAAAACCGCTTCAGGCGACGTTGACACATTTGGCGACAAGGTTGGCAAGGCAGGCGTTGCAATCGGTAAAGCGTTTGCCGCAGCTGCTGCCGCTGCTGGTGCTGCCGCAATCGCAATTGGTATTGAAGGCGTAAAGGCTGCAATTGCTGACGAAAAGGCGCAGACACAATTGGCACTGGCGTTGGAAAATGCCACGGGTGCAACCCAGGCGCAAATCAAGGCAACTGAAGATTCAATTCTTCAAATGTCATTGGCAACGGGTGTGGCTGACGACGAATTGCGTCCAGCATTAGGTCGCCTGGTTAGATCGACGGGCGACATTACAAAGGCGCAAGATTTACTTTCAACCGCCCTGGACATTAGCGCAGCAACGGGCAAGCCAGTGGAAGCAATTGCCAATTCACTTGCGAAGGCTTATGACGGCAACACCGCTGCCCTGGGTAAATTGGGCGTTGGCTTATCCACTGCCGAATTGAAAACAATGTCATTCGAGCAGGTTCAGGGTCGTTTGACTGAATTATTTGGTGGGGCAGCAGCACGAAACGCTGACACATACGCCGGACAAATTGCACGCGTTCAGGTTGCATTTGACGAAGCAAAAGAAACCCTGGGAACGGCGTTGTTGCCAATCCTTGACCAATTATTGAAATTCATCAATGAAAACGCATTGCCAGCAATCCAGGCATTTTCAGCGGCATTCAGCCTGACCGAAGGCGACGGGTTTGGCAAGGTAATCACTGACGTTGGCACAACATTGAAAAAAACATTCACACCAATCATTGAAGGCGTGAAGTCGGTCTTCGATAGCGTCAAAACCGCGGTTATGAATAGCAAGGACGAATTCAAAGCATTTTGGGACGTGGTCAAATTCATTGCGCCGTTGGTTGGCAAGGCAATTGGCGACTCATTAAAGGTCGTGGGCGACATTGCCGAATTGGTTATCACGATCATTGCCAAAGTTTTGGGTGCTATCAAACCATTGCTGAACACGGCTATTGACGGTATCAATCTAATCATCAAGGGTTACAACTTAATTCAAACAGGAAAAGACATTCCACCGATTCAAAAAATTGGCGCGGCTTCAACTGCAACGGGCGCGCTTGGTAATTATTCAATGTCTACGGGCACGGTGGCAACATCATCAACGTCAACAGTTTCAAGCGGTGGCGGTACGACTGGGGGCGTTACTTCAGTCGGCGGTGGAACAACCAATGGAATTGCCGGGGTTGTTGCGTCAGCTGCGTCGGCTGCAAACAACATTGTTTCAGGCAATTTCAACCCTGGTTCATTTCGAATGGCTGAAGCGGCAACCAGCGGGGCAACCTATAACATCAACGTTTCGGGTGCATTCGACCGCGAAGGCACGGCACGTGAAATCGTTAACACAATCAATGACTCTTTCTATCGCGGCACAGGCGGCGCAAATAACCTGCAACTAGCATGACGCAATGGAATCCAGTTTGGCTGGTTGAAATTGACGGCACTGAATACACGGACGCAGTTTTGGCAAACCTTGTCATTCGCAGTGGTCGAACAAACATTTATGAGCAGGCACAGGCGGGGTATGTCAACATTCAATTGATTGACTTGAACCAGTCGACAATTCCTGTTTCAATCAATTCAACGCTTAGTGTTTCAATTCAAAACACATCAAGCACATTCGTTCCGATCTTTGGTGGCAATGTCGTCGACATTGGGCTTGAAGTCCGAGACGTGGGTTCAACCATGTTCACGCAAACTTATAACATTACCGCGTTAGGTGCATTGGCGCGTTTGCCAAAAGCATTAACCGACGGCGTACTTGCCAAAGATTTCGACGGCGATCAGATTTACGAAGTGCTTAGCGGTGTTTTACTTAACACTTGGGCTGAAGTCGCTGGGTCGGTTACGTGGGCAACCTTCGACCCAACTACGACATGGGCGACCGCTGGAAACGCTGGTCTGGGTGAAATTGATCGCCCAGGCAATTACGAATTGGCAGCACGATCTTCGGAACGAATAGACGTTTATTCACTTGTTTCAGCCTTAGCCACTTCGGGACTAGGTTATCTGTACGAATCCGCAACGGGTGCGATTTCCTATGCTGACAGTACTCACCGCACCCAATACCTAACCGCCAACGGATACGTTCAGCTGACGGCAAACCAAGCCCGTGCAGCAGGCTTGCGGACTGAAACCCGTGCGGGCGACGTTCGAAACAATGTAACAATCAAATACGGCGCAACCAGTAGCAGTGAACGGTCTGCCAGCGACGCGACTTCAATTGCTACTTACGGCAGCCTTTCCCAAATCATCACGACAACCTTGCACAATGCAGCTGACGCGGAAGATCAAGCCGACTTTTATTTAGCGCTGCGTAAAGACCCCCAACCAATCTTTAAGGAGATCACTTACGACCTGACTAATCCTGAAGTGGACAATTCTGACCGTGACAACTTGATCGGCGTTTTCATGGGCATGCCCGTTTCAATTGCTGACTTGCCTGCCAACATGGGTTCGATCTTTCAAGGCTTTGTCGAAGGCTGGACATTCCGCGCGGGTTACAACGCCCTTTCGGTTTCGTTGTTGGTTTCGCCAACGGCGTACTCATTACAGTCATTGTCATGGGACGAAATTTCCAACACATTTACCTGGTCGGGCGTGTCGCCAACGCTTGACTGGGCGCGTGCAACAATTATCACCTAAGAAGGAGAAAACATGACAAACCCAACCAGCAATTTCGGGTGGCAAATGCCCACTTCGTCGGACTTGGTCACTGACCTGCCCGCCGATTTTGAAGTTTTTGGTCAAGCCGTTGACACGTCATTGGCAGACCTTAAAGGTGGAACAACTGGGCAGATTCTTGCCAAAGCGTCAAACACCAACATGGATTTTACTTGGGTCACAAA